CCTTCAACGGTTTCTTTCCTACCCAGAAGAAATCTGGGATTGGAACAAGTATGACCTGTTCATTTTACAGGCCATATCTATCCTTCTCACCGACGAATTCATCGACGGCGAGATCACAGTGCACTCGTTGGACAACGAGCGTACTCATTACGAACAGATCAAATCTGCTCGTAAACAATTCAAACTTATGATACATAAGGATGAATGTTCCGGGATTTCGGAACTCGACTCTATCCCAAGATGGATACAGTCGTTCTACAGACGAACCTGGAGCAGGTCAGTCTGTCATCAGGGGTACCAGCGATTATACCTCGCTGGTACCTTGTCCCAGACTAGAGGGTCTGGGACCCCGCCCCCTCTCGTTGTGCTACGCAGCAAGAGGAAGTTCCTACTGTCGGTAAGTGAATTACCCCCAGTAGTGTCCACGACCGACAGAAATCTGCTGTCGGCCGCGATGGACGACGTGATGAGGGAAGTCCCTGATCACGTCTTCACCGGCTTGTCTACAAAGGCAAGGGTGACAATAACGGGCTCCGCCTGCTGGGAGGAGACTCGTAAGGACGGTGGAACCGCCCAAGCCATACTTGATCTTATGAAGAAGTATGACGAACTCTCAATTCCCGTGCGGGACTTAGAGAGTGGAAATGTCCTCGAATGGGTCCCTAGGGGATCCTTCGAATCGATAGGCACGGCGATCTTTCACGCCTGCCTTGATGAGGTCCTGAACACAAGTCCAGAGACACTCAGAGAGGTTGCCCTGACCATTGTCAGGGAACCCGGAAAAGCCCGCGTAGTCACGAAAGGACACGCGGCATTGAAGATCGTGTTAGACACGGTCTCCAAGATATGCTCATGGCCCCTCAAGAAGGGGTTCAAGAGCTCTGAATCCGGGATGGGCAAGGCCCATCACGGATGGAATCTCTTCAAGGACTTCTCCTCTGAAGAGATATACGCACTCATGTTCAAAGAGGACAGGAGTCGCAGGGTCGAAGATGTGTTCAATGACCATATCGACCGTATTACGTACTGGGAAGACATTTTCTTCGCAAGTACGGATTACCAGGAGGCGACAGACCGCCTGGTACACTCTATCGCAAGACTCATTGCGATGAAGTGGATGAAGAGATGCGGGATACCCCGCATCCTTCAAGGATTAGTTTGTGCGGTGTGCTACACACCGCGCAAAGTCTACTTCAGTGCATCTGGTGCACTGAAGGACATCGGTCTTCCCCTGGGAGAAGACAAGAACGTCATCCTGCTTCGCAGGGGCGTCCTAATGGGGGACCCGCTCACCAAAGTGGTCCTCCATTTCACGAATATACTTTCGCGAAAGGTCGGCGAGGGCATAGCCACCGGCGACCTATTACGTCGATTCCCCAATGGGAATCAGGCGTTTGCTGCATTCCAAGAAGGAATGGCAGCTCCGACGATATCGAATGCGATACCGTAAGAGTATCCACCCATACCTAGGGTATGAGTGGTCGTACGTAAGGCTCCTCTTGGAGCGACAATACG